TACGGGTCTGATTATCAATCTCTTGAACAACAGCGTTGTTTGAGAGGTATTGAGTATCTGCATTGAACGGACGAACTCCATCAAAACCACCCTGGATGAAGAATGTGAACTTGGAAACTTGCTTGACCGAAGGATCGGTAAGGTCGTTCACAGCCCATGCCCTCAAGAGGTTGGTTGTGTCGGTTGTAATGATACCCGTGCGAACATAGCTCCAGTTCTGGAGGAATGCTGCATCAGCAAGGTTGCTGGTGGTGTTATACTGAACTTTGATCTTCTCTAGGGAGAAGGCATTGTTGTTAAACCTGTCAGCGTCTAGGATACCATCTGTTGTAGAATCTTGTTGTCCTTCATTGCTGCCTGTGATAACATTTGCCCAGACTAGTTGGAAGTTAGGGAAGTAGGTTGTGAAGCTGGCAATCGTCTGGTTGATAACCGTGCTGTTGTTTGCATCCAGAGCATTGTTCTGTTGTTCAAACTGAACACCCCAGTAGAGTGTCTTGTCAACAGTTTGTGCTGGTACTAGTCCTCTGGTCAAGTATAGACGCATTGGAATAGGCATCTGGGTAACGTTACTGAACGGTGTTGAACCAAGTCCAGATTGGTAGTAGGCATCTGTAAGAGCCGAAGCTGCTAGAGGTGCTGTTCCGGAGGTAACCAAGTGAGGATGACCACGGAATCCAACAGGTAGAGCCGTTGGGTCTACAGTTGCGTTCATTACATCGTCAGTGATGTCAACTCTGATGTACTTGGACTGATTACTGTAAAGTCCGGTGGTCTGAAGCTTCTGAGATCCCTGAGCTGCGTCAAAGTTGTAGAAAGTGTGAACGTCTCCAATGATATTGCCAATGAATCTTGGGCTAGAAAGATCTAGAGTCAAGTTTCTCCATTGTTCAATAACAATTCTGTTTTGATCGGTGTCATTAAAGTCACGAACGATCAAGTCAAATGTACCATATCTGGTTATGTCACTTAGAGAAGGACTAATATTTTCAATTGAAACCTTCACCTTGGCATTGGGATACTGTCCATCGTCTAGAGACCAAACACGGAAGAGGTTGATTGGCTTACCACCGAACTTCTGAGACGTAATCATTGGAGAAGATGCCGTACGGAATCTGTCTTCAAAGTTCTCAAAGTTTGGAGCGGTTGTAGAACCAGAGTTTCTGGTTTGTGAACCAGTTAGAAGGAATGCGACTCTTTCATAACCACCAGCAGCATTTGCACCAGAAGCCTGAGCAACGATACCTGAACCAGTCACAACTGCCATTGCAGGGTGAATGTCATACTGCGAGTAGAGAAAGTAACCAGAATTCTCAAGCTTTAGTGGATCTTTGTTGAAGATTCTACCAAAGTAGTTTGGAGCTTGTGGATCAAATGAAGCCGTGATGACATTTGAGTAAGCACCACTCAAACCAGCTTGACCATTGAGTAACATAACGAACTCGGATCTGCCACCACTGAGATTAACAGAACCAGTAATGGTTCCTCTCAGGACGCCAGTTGAGTTAGCAGCTGTGGTGATAGATGGTGCCGAGCTGACAACGTTGGAAGCCGACAGTGTAAGAATAACACCAGAAGCAGCCATGATGAAACCACGGATGATTGGTGTTGCTACGTTAGAAGCACTCATTGGAAGTGCCATGCCAGCATCTGAGAACATTGCTGAACCAGAAGACTGACTCATGAAACAGCCTAGAATGTATGCTCTGCCGGGATCGCCGTTTGCAACAGCGTTGTTACCATTGCTAAGAGCACCAGCGAGCGCTCCACCTTGTGGTTGTCTGTCTCCAACAATGAATCCTGCGGTTGGAACATTGCCTGTGTTTGTAGCTGCTGAACTTCTCTGTTGAGCCTGTCCAACACCAAGCACTCTAAGGAATGTAATAGCCTGAGCGTTACGAAGCCACTCGTTTACTGCAAGTGGTCCGTTTATGAAGCCGGTTGTAGGAGCTCCGAACTTTACAACGTAGTCATTGATTGTTGGAAGCGTATAAGGCACGAATGCTGGCCCCTTAATAGAGGAAGCAATAACGCCCGCAGGGATACCAACTGGAACAATTGCTGTTGGTCCAGTTAGATCTATTTCTCTTGCAGCTACGCCTGCGCTACCGAATGTTGTGTCTGGCATTATATCTCTCCAGCCATATGGCCAATTCCTAAGTAAGTATTAGTTCCGTGAGTTTTACGCAAACTGCACTCCACTGTTGGTAATGATGAAGTCAATTGCGATGATTTCAATTGCACGCGTGGGCACCATTCTAATTGTGCAGTTAACACGATTAGAATCTTCGTCTGCCGAGGTGTTATTTGTGTTGTCCGAAGTAACCTTGAACAACTCAATACCTTGCTTGACTTGCACGTTTGCTAGCATTGCGCTCAAGTTGTTAACCAAACGATCTCTGGTTGCCTGAGTAATCTGGTCAAACAAGATCTTGTTACCGATGTCAATTGCGACTCTCTTGACTTCAAGAATCATTCTCTTGACATTGATGCTGTCTAGAGCAGAAACTTGCTGTTGTAGTGTCTTCTGTGCGAAGATTACATAGCTTTGTCCTGGGAATCTGATGATCGGATTGATACGTGTCTGGTACATGCGATCACGTTCAGGCTGATTGACTCTTGCTTGTGTGAGAACAACGAAGTCCAGAGCACCTCTGTTGAATCCAGCAGGAGCGAACCATGGGTAGGACACCTTGTCATTGTAACCCAAGGCAGCTAGAGCTGCTACAGATGCTGGTACTTGAACTCTTCTGTTGTTGGTCGTGTCATCAATTACAACGTTAGGGAAGTAGGCAGCTGCATGGTTGTTGTCAACCGCGCGCGTTTCAAAGTTGTTGGCAGTCTGATTGATATCAACAAACTTACCAATATCGCTGTCAAAGATACGATTTCCCAAGAAGTCGTAGTATGGAATGTCCATCAAGTAGAGAGCAAGTCCGTAGTCTCTGCACTTCTGTGCTGCATCGTCTGTAACGAATGGCTCACGGATACCTGGAAGTGCCAAGATGTTGATGTTTGAAGCAACTGCGTCGGTTAGGATTCTTGTTGCTGTCTGATACGAGAACACAGCATTGTTGTCAATACCCACACCAGCTTGGTTGCCAGTAAATCCTGGAGAAGTGAATGAAGCAGCTGCACCTCCAAGGATTTCCGTAGAAGTTGCCTTGTCTGTGAATCTTGAAGCTTCCTTGTCTAGAATGTTGGAACCATCCCAACCACCATACATAACCATGCTGAACTTCATGTAGTCAGCGAAACGGTTAAACACGCTGGAATCTGAACCAGACTGTAGAAGTGAAGCAAAGGTGATACGATTACCAATGCTGTCAGCAATTTGGTAGGTGCTTCCATCTGGAGCTCCGTTACGGATGTATGCAGTCTCGCGCATGTGAGCAGTTGCAGATGCTGTAACGTCCGTCATTGTGGTGTTTGAAAGACAAACACGAGCTAGAGTAAACTTGTTACTGTTGAACGTGTCAGTCTTTGAACCAGTTACAAGAACATCAAGCTTGTCAATACCCGCAAACTTAGTAAGCGAAGCAATCAAAGCATTTGGCTCTGTTACAATGTTCTGATCTAGAACGTTGCTGTTGTTGATGTTTGTTCCTCTTTCAAACTTAACACCCCAGTAAAGTCTAGAGTCAACCACTTCGGTTGGACCTGGATAACCTTCAAAGATTGAAGATGCAGACACTGGTCCTCTTGTGACCTTGAATCTGTAAGGGATAGGAGGAATGATGGCTCCCAATACCTTGGTATCAAAACCTGAACCAGAAGCGCTGAGTCTGATTGTACCAGCTGAAGAGCTGATGTCGGTCAAAGCGGTGTTGGTGTTCAACAACTCTGGTCCGTGGAATCCGAATGGAAGGCACTTCTTAGGTGTCAGTCCGAAGTCTACGTCAGTTGTCATTACCACACGAACATACTTGGATCTGTTTGGGTACTTGCCAGACTTCACCAGTCTACGATCATCAATTGCTAGAACGTCAAAGCTGTAAGCAACCTTAACATCTCCAATGATTCTACCAATGTAGTTGTCAGAGTTGGGATCTAGAGTCAAGTTGTTGTACTGCTCTAGGATCTTTGGGTTAAGATCATTATCGTCAAATGTTCTGATAAGCAAGGCAAAGGTACCGTACTCGTTACGAGGATCGGTAGATGCTCTTACGTTAGCAATTGAGATCTTGTACTTGCTGTTAGCATAAGCACCGTCATCCAAAGGCTCAACACGGAACAAGTCATATTCAGCTATACCGAAAGGCTGGCTGATAATCATTGGTGTTGTTGGGGTCGTGTATCTGGTGTTCAAGCTACCAAAGGCATCACGGAAGGTTAGACCTGTGTTGCCAGAGGTTGTAGAGGTGTTTGTTGTACCAGAAACAACCACAATGGAGTCAACCACTGTTGAGATTGTAGCTAGTTCATCATCAACTGCAAAGTCGCTATAGTACAAGTGCTTTTGTTCACTGAACTTGTCTGGATCTGTGTTGAGGATCTTACCAATGTAGTTTGCGTCCGTTGGGTTCAACGAAGCTGTAAGGATTCTTACGCCAGCGTAGCCATCGGAGTTAGCAAATGAGGCGCCGACGCTTGAGGAGATAACAAGCTTAAACTTCTTGTATGTTGGGCTTGAAGTACCCAAGTCAATAGAAGCAGCATCGTCCATAAGCGAGCTGAAGGTATCAGAAGCACTCATCACCATGATACGAGTATCAGATGCGGGGAAAATAACACCACGAACGAGGTTTACTGTTCCAGAAGCACTTGAGGTTGCATCGGTGAAGAAGCTTTGGTTGTCCGAGAACATTGGGAAGCCATAGACTTCAGTTCCTGTAACAACATGCTTTGCAATAATGAACTGAGCTACACCATTGTAACGAGCGTCAACACCACCAGATGGAGGCGTTACAACAGATCCAGTGAGAGCGAAACCAGCATTCTTAACGGTACCTCTAATGAGAGTGTTTTGAAAGTCTGTAGCAGTCGTGTTAGAGCCAGCGCCGAGGATACGAACGTATGTAAGCGAGAATCTGTTGTCTAGCCACTTTTGTGCGGCATATGGAGCTGCAAGCTTGGGACTTAGGTCACCAAACTTAACGATAAAGTCACTGAATGAGCCTACGGTTACCGGTACGAAAGCTGGACCCTTAATAGCTGCGCCACCGATACCTGCTGGGGTACCGGAAGGTGCGACAACTCTAGCCGAGAGGTCAATTTCACGGTCGTAAAAACCTGGGCTTTTGAATACTTGTTCAGGCATCTGTGGTCCCTCTTCTTATTGGAGTCAGAAGTAATCTTCTTGGATAATTATGTCTCTATACTTGCGATTGCTAGAGTTCAACTTGGTTACTACTTTATTGTCAGTAGAAACTCGTCCAAGGAAGTAACGCCAGAAGTGGTGTAGATCGTTTCACCCTTCTTCTGGTTTCGTTCTATAATCTTTACATATTTAGTTTGCTGTTTTCCGGTTCTAGGATCTACGCTAGTTTTCTTAACCAGAAATTTCTTCTCTGTGGTTTCAGTCTCGGTTTTAGTTGGTTCTTCTCCAATATTTGACAGAACGAATTGATCATCACTGGTTGGTATCTGTGATTTACCAATAACTTGGTCTGTTACGGCTTCAAGTTCAAAGTCAATTTGGGGTGCTGATATGTGTCTACGAATAGGTACTGCATTACCAGGACCATTAGCTGCAAGAACAAACGACTTCACCTTCATTGTAAAGCTGTAACGTACGACCTTCTCTTGATCTACGAAGTCGTCAATGTTCTCTTGGTTTGCAAACTCATCTTCTACATAAGCAATGAACCAGTATCCCTTGTCAGTGTTTAATCTGAACATCTTGCCTTGAGGCAAGAAAGAAGAGAAGAGAGTCATTATGAGATAGTTCATGTGTTGCGTATAGCTGGTCCAGAACACAATCTCATATGTAGCTGTGTAGAACTGTGGTTGAGGAATTGTGATTATCTCAAATACGTTGTTGCCCAGGTTGGGGTCTAATAGAATACCCTGTTGAGTACCAAGATTGACATTGATCCCTTCAGAACCTATCTCTGGACGTATTGAGGTTGGAGAAAGCTGAGCATTTTTGAGACCGATCTTGTTGATGAGGTTCTGGTAGTCTCTGTCACTGGAATCTAATCTTCTCTTGATGACAAGATTGCCTGTTGACTGATTCATACCTCTACCAACGAAGTCTTCTGGAGTCTGAGCAATAGAAGTTCTACGAATAGAGATAGCTGGAAGTAGTAAAGCTTGGTTGCGATCTCTTGGTGGTCTCAGACGCTTTACAAGAGCAAATCTTTCACCCGTTGCCATGATGACAAATGGCTTGTTGAGCTGTACGGACTTGGCATCTTCCGAACCTTCAATCTTGTAGTAAACAGTGTTGGCAGCAAAACCAATGTCCTTGTTGAACAAAGCTTTCATAGCTCTGTCAACATCTTCAATCTCACACGAAGGAATTGTTATGCCATCATCAAGCGTAGCACCTTCATAACCAGAATCAAGGTGATCCACTGGATTACGAGGGTCTCTAGGTATGTTGAAGCGCGTGAAGTTGTCAGTCATGTGATTAAGTAGAAACGATCAAGAAGCTATTCATTCATATATTCAAACCTATATCCGTGTGTCTTTTGTCGGTCACCCTTAGCAACACGAACAATACAGCTTGGTGTAATCTCTAGCTGTTTAGAAGCTTCAATTACACTTAAAAATTCACTTATAACCCCAGAAGAAATGCAAATC